TCAGGAGTTCTGAAGTTGCCCGCCCTTCCAGCCGACCGAGCGTTCAAGCTCTGAGAAGTGCGAGTCTGCGTTGGCCAGCAGGATCGAGATCTGCGGGCTGCCGTCGATTCCCTGGTCCGAAGCCGTCTGAATATCGAAAGCACTGTGCTGGATCACGCGGGCCGCGTACGCATTCCCGCTGACCGTCACGCTATGTGTGCACCAGTGTTCCACGTCCCCATTGGATAATTCGCAGTCGAATATGATCAGCGGGGTATCGGTAACCGCCTGTTCCTTCAGATCAGAGATGGCTTGCATAGAGAATGTTCACCGTGGCCGAATGGCAGTTCACGTCCATCGTCGTAAAAGAGAGTGCATCGTCGCGCAGCCGCGCGTTCTCGTAGCAGCCTCCGCTCGAACTCGCCATGTAAAGCGAAGGGCTTGCCTGGGGCTCCACTTGCAAGCCGTACACATCGACGGCTGCGCCTGCCCCCAGTTCTACTCCGAATGTCACCGACGCCGCCGTCGCATCCGCACTTCCCGTGCACGTCAACCTCTGCCAACCGGGTCCGAGATTCTGATCGTAGCGGTTACTGCCGAGCAGCAACGTGAACGTCGCCGGACTGGCCGACTTCGCGTACACGCTGAGACAGTACAGATACGCCCCGGGCGCCGTCAACGTCTGCGTTAGGTCCTGTGCTGCCGCCCCGGAGTTCACCAACTGCCACCCTTTGCTCCCACCTGTCGGGTCCGCGTTTCCCCCGGTGCGGGAAAGGAATGGCCCCCTATTCCAAACCGCATTGCTGAGCTCATCGCTCCACGCCAACAGGTTCCCCGTTGGATCCAGGAATGTGAAACTGTTGAGCGTCCCTTCAGCGGCCGTAAGGAATTGCTGCAAGGCCGCCAGGTCGGCGTCGCTCAGCGCCGCGTAATTCAGTTGCCACTCCACCGTTTCCGCCCCCGGATCGGCCAGTTTGATGACCGTACCGTCGGCGGCGGTGTTGACTAGGGTTCGTAGCTGGTGCCGTTTCTGAACCGGAAACTGGCTCAAAGCGCCCGTCGAAAGTTGTGGATACACGAGCATGGCTAACTCCGATTCTCAATCACCGTCACCGACGTCTTTCCGCTCATGTCCGCCAGAGAACTCACGTCCAGCTCGTCGCTCGCCAGGCTGCAATTGGCGTACTGAGTTCCATCCCACGGGTCCGTGAACGCGAAGCTTCCCAGACGCCCCTGGTTGTCCTGGAAGAACTGTTCAAACGCGGCCGTCTCGCTCTCGTCCAATTCGCTCAATTGGATTACCCACTGGTGCAAAGGGCCGGCCGAATCGCGATAACGCTGTTCGGTTCCGTCCAGGAATCGAACCGTCTGGTTCCGAAACTGGAGCGTCTTTGTGGCCGGATACTGCGCTACCGCGCCGGTCTTGAGCTGTGGAAAGGTCGCCATATCAGAGGTCGTTCACCACATCGTTGATCGAGTTTAGATTCAACATCGCCGAACGCACTGCCTGCGCGATATCGTAGCTATGGTCCATGAACCATTGCGGGTCCCCTGGCTGTGCCATGCTCTGCGCCGGTACGCCTGGCTGCATCGTGTTTGGTGGTGTTGCGCCGGTTGTCGACGTGGTCGTGCCCTGCAGTTCGCTCGTCTCGGTCGGCGCCCCGTCCGGCGTTGCGTCTCCCCGCGGCATGCCCATTTGGTCAAAGCCGTCGATGCCGCCGGCCCCGCCGCTTATGTCGCCTTGAAATTGGATGGAGTCGGGCATCGCGTACTTGGTGAGTGGGTCCGGTGCGGCATGGCCGCCCTCGAACAGCCCGATTATTCCCGCGATCAGCGGTACGATGCCGAGTCCGCTTTCGAGAACCGTGGTGGCTACGGACTCGGCTGTGATGCCGGTATTACCCGTGGGCGTGGTGTTCGGGGTGATTGGGCTCGGGTCTCCTTTCGGCGCCGTGTCGGTTCCGGCGCCGCTCCCCGCCCCGCCCGTGAGGCTGTACGCTTCTGCGCCGGGATTGTCAGCGCTTCTGGCGCCGCTCTCGCTCTCGGCCGCGCCAGTAGGGATGTCCCCGTTTGCGCCGAGATTGTCAGCGCGCTCTGCCCCGCTTTGGCTGCTGGCCGCGCCAGTAAGGCTGTGCCCTTTTGCGCCGGGATTGTCACCGCTTCCGGCGCCGCTCTCGCTCTCGGCCGCGCCAGTAAGGCTGTACCCTTCGGCGCCGGGATTGTCAACGCGCTCTGCCCCGCTCTGGCTCCCCGCCACCTCTTCGAATAGCCGGAGTAGGTCCTCCTGTGTGGTGTTGGGCATTTGCTTATTGTTGGTCGAACGCTGTGACGGCGTCTGCCGAGGTCCGCTTCCGGAGGGCCGGCCTGGCCTGCGCCTCGTCCTGGGTGCTCGGCGACTGCGGTCGGAACTGCCCTCGCGCTAGTGGCTTCTGGGTTTTCGGTTGGTGTTTCAACGGTTGACTCCCTCCATGGCTGGCGCCTGCGGTGTCTGGCCCGGTCCGCTTTCTGCGCCGTTGCTGGCAGCTCCTCTCAAGTAGCGCGCCTTGCGTTGTGTCGGCCATCGTTCATCTCCGCTGCGAGTTCTCTTTCCAAAATCACGAACGCCTCTACCTGGCGCGCGCTTAGCTCTTCGCCATCGAACGCCCGCAGCCGCCGCCGCACGAAGAACTCTGCTACCAACGATTGGCTCTCGGCCGTGATGTAGGGCTTTGGGCAAGTGTCCAGGGAGACAGTCTTCCGCGCCCAGACCAACCGCGCAGGCCAGGCTGCATTCCCGGGTAGCCATCCGCAGCGCCGCTTTTGTTCCAGGCCGGACTTTCGGCAAACGTCGCACTTCCAACCGGCCTGGTTGGAGAATTCAAAGTGGAAGGCGACAATCAGTTTTTTCGTTCGGCCGCGCTCAACCCTGTCTGCGCCCGCACTGCCGCCAGTGCCTCCCGGAACAGGTCCTCCGGCCCGGCCTCAGCCAGCGATTCGGGTGTGGCTTCCACTCCGTCTAGATCCAGTCCCGCGACCCCCCGCAAGCCCCATCTCACGTACAAGCGGTCCATCTCGACTCTTAGCAGCGCGCCATCCATCTTCTGTCCGGGGTCCTGGCCCGCTTCCAGAAACTCCATCTTTCGCGCCAGTTCCCGCACTTGCCGCATCAGCTCCGTCCGTCTTCCGAAGGACATTCTTGCCACCGTAAACTTCACGCCGCTGGCTACTTGCGACTCCACTATGGCCATGCTTTCATAGGTCATCGAGACTCAATCCTTATTGATCGCCTGCTCCGGTTTGCCAGGGTTTGCCGCACACTCGGCTCGTGGACCCTGGTCGTCTTTAGGCGAACGCCACCGCGATTTCGTCATCCACCGTCCCCTGCGCTCTTGACGGCCGGAACTTCCACTGCAACCGGTTCTTGCTATCGTCGAACTCCGGCACCACCGGGATCACACTCTGCAAATAGACCCCCACCAACTGTCCTTGCAAGTCGCCCAATTGGAACATCACGCTGATCGGCGATTCTTGCCGCGCCGCCTGGTACAGGGCCTGCGTGTTGGGATCGTCCTGGCTGACAAGCTCGAATGCCGCTGTCGCAGTCCGCTCGCCCGGAGCGATCGCCATCGGAAGGCTCGATCCGAACTCCTTGGATCGAGTATCCAATCCGTTCTTGAGCACGACCGAAGCCGAGGTAATCGTGAAGAATTGCGTCGGTGAAGTCCCCAGCCACGCTTGCCCTAGATTGCCCGGTACGATTGTATAGTCGAACCCGCCCAGCGCCGGCTCTGCCGGAAAGCTCTGAAGCTGTGCTGCGCCGCCCGTGGTACTGCCAAAGCTGCTGCTGTCCACGACGTCTTTCGCCGGTCCACTGAAAACAAATTCGTGGTAGTCGCCGTTCAGGTCGATCTCCATCTGGTCCACCGCCCCGCCACATAGCAGTCGCTGCGTCGCGGTGGCCGGGCTCCAGTAATCGAATATCCCTATGCTCGGCAGTTCCGTAGCCGGAGCGTATGTGAGCGCGGCGCCCACCGGTGCGCCCGCCGCCGGCGGTACCGTGAATGGAACATTGAGTTGCACCGTATTGGCGTCCACGATTGCCGCCACAAACCGGATTTCCCCGCCGCTGCTCACCGCCTGGCCCGCCGCCAGCCCGTGCGCCGCCGCAAATGCCAGCCTGCCATTCCCCGTAGTGGTTGCCGCCGTGCCGCCGGGGAAATACGCCGGCGCCGCGCCCAGCGCTGCCTGGAACAGCGGACCGTAACTGGGGCTGCTTGCCCCTTGCTGCCAGTTTGTCAGCAACGTCCGCAATTCGAAACTCGTTTGCCGTCTGCCGCCTGCCGGAAGCCCTGCGAATGTCCGGCTTCCTGTCTTGTCTTTCCGGTTTGTCACGTCCAGTTGTTGTCGAATGGTCAGCTTTACCGCCGGAATCCGGTTCGCCCCCGTGATCGCCGGGACCTGTCCATACGCGCTTTCCAGCGCCGTGTAGAACCGGTTTGCGTTAGAGGAAATATAAGAGGCCATATTAGCTTCTGCTCACTCCAATCTCGAAGGTGGCCTTCACCACCTGCATGAAATTTCTTCCGCCGTGTTTCACGGCTCCGAACCCCACTTGGTATTCGCCGCAATAGAACATGCCATTGCCCCAGTCGCCGCGATTCGCGTTCAGCACTTGCATAATCGCGTCCGCGTAGTTCTCCAGCCCGTCTTGCAGTCCGTCCAGGCGGTCCTGCGAATGCCGCAGCTCTATCGTCACCTGCACGCTGCCCGAGAACGTCCGGAATTTCTCCGCTAGGTTGTTGACGATCTTCTCGCAGTACACATTGATTGCCGGGTACTGCATCGTGTTGCTTTGGTCGGCAATATCCGGCGCTACGTTCTGCGCCCGTACTTGCCCTGCGTTCAGGGAATTGAGCGTCTGTCCGCCTTGTGTCGATGTGGCCAGATAGGAGTTGACGCCGCTGGCGCCCGTGATAAGCTGTATCACCTGGCTCGTAATCAGGCTGCCGATTGTACTTGTCATCAGCCCCTCAGAATCGTGCGCGGCACGGCCATCAGATAATTAGGCGATTGTCCCCAGCCTGGCGCGCTTCCCCCGGTTGCCATGGCGTTCGGCTGCAGCCACGCCTGTAAGACTCCGATCGGCGATTCGTTTTGCCGCGACAGAGCCCCCAGGTCCGTCCCCGCATAAACGTTCCAGCCCGTGGCGCATGCGGGCGGTGTACAAGGTTGCACTAGCAGCGTGCTCCCCGCGGTTGTAATCGGCGTTGCCACGGATGGTGCGCCTTCCTCTCCCTTGTTGTTAATCCACGCCATCGTCACATAGTAAGTTCCGTCGGCCAGGTTACCGGGCGTGCTCACTAATTGCGGCTCGCGCGGGCGCGGAACCGGGGACCAGGCGATCCCGATCCCCAGCAGCAGCAACTTCTCGTACGCCCAGTTGGCCCGTTCCTCGAACTGGTCGCGCTTCGCCCCGTAGCGGTCGTTCAGTTGGTTCGAGTACGCGTCCTGGTACACCTGTTGCAAAGTCCGGAATGTGTGCCACAGCTTCAGGGCGGGCGTGACCACCACGTTCTGGATCGTGGCCTGCGGCGCCAACCAGAACGCCGGCTCGGCTCTCTTTGCACCGTGAAACAACGTGGTGAGTTCCAGCGCCAGTTCCTCCTGCGCCAGACCCAGTTTCTGCGTCACGTCGATCCCCTCGACGTTTGCCACGTTGGTTAGCTGTGTGTCCTGCGCCGTCAGGTCTTCCATGTCCGAGACGCGACCGTCTGTGAATAGGGCCATATCGTTTGCCTACTCCTTCGCGGTCTTGGATCCGATTTTCAGCTTGCTCAAATCGTCCGTCAGCTTTTTCAGATCGGTCGAGGACACCATCGTGACCTCTACTTTTGCCGCCGCCGCGGCTTCCTGTGCGGCTTTCGCTGCCGCTGCCTGCTGCTCCTGGAATGCCGTGGCTTGTGCAATTGTCGCCAGCGCCGCCGAGCCTTCAACCACCATCTTGGCGGCCACGTGACGCGTAACTTCCACTAGTACTCCGCTCTTGCCGCCGTCGTCGGTCGCCCGGCTCACGATCACCGTAAACTGCCCCGGAATCGTTGCTTCCATGTCGCGAATCTTCTGGTAATACGTCCGCACGTCCATTTGCATCTTCTCCTGTGTTGTTAGTTCCGCCGGCCCGTTCGCCGGCGTTCGGAGCGAGACCTGTTTACCAGCGCCTCGCCCCGCTTACGCCGCCATTCCGCCCTCTGCAGTCCTACCGGAAGCGGCGGACGTCAGGACCGGTTTACTGCCTGCGCCTACGTGTACACCTGCACGCCCGACGTGTTCCGCAAAATGCCGCAGCCGTACAGAATGTCCACGGTGAACTGCTGCGCCAGCGTGTCCGGTTGGTAGCTCATCACTACGCGCATTCCGAAGTTGCCCATCTCCGCGTACTCCGCGATAGCGCCGGTCCCCGGCAGCGGTTGCGGCAGACGCCGGATTACCAGGCCGATTGCATCTCTCCCAAACGCCAGGTTGTGGGTAGTCGTCACCGGGTTGGCGCCGCTGCTGGTGGTTGTCGGCACGAACTGGGAACGAAACACGAAGAAGTCTTTGATCTTCCCAATGGTGCCTTCCACCAGTGCCTGCAATCCGGCGTCGCCCGCGGTCTGAAATTCGCTGAACCGTGGAATCTGTCGCCATACCGAATAAGTCGCCGCGTCCACCACGATGTACTTCTGTGCGCTGGGCGGAAGCTTCGACAGGAACAACGCCGTCTCCGCGGCGTCTATCACGGCTTCCGTGATTGCCGTGCTCGGCGTCCCCACCGGGTTATTCGCCGTGAAACCCGCGTACAGGTTCAACAGATCGCTTTCCACCTTCTGCGCGATCGCAGCCACCGCCGGCTGCATATAGATTCTCAGTAGGTCCGGCACCGCCAGCGCCTTGGTCACGTCCGGAATCTGGAAAGTTGCTTCCGCGTGCGTGTTCAGCACGATCTGGGCGTTCCCCAGATTCGGATTCTGCGTCTGTACCGTTCCACCCTCGAGGATGTTGTTCGCCACCATCACAGGGGGAATCGGCACGTTGATCGTGTCGCCGGCATGCGCCAGAGCCGGCTCGTAATCGCGATCCACCAGGTTCCCCATCACGAGGTTCCCTACCAGCACCGGCAATGCGTCTGCCGCCACCAGCTTCACAATCGCGTTGGCGACATTTGCTGAAGTAATTGCTGCCATCTCTTCTCCTTCTTTCTTTCTGATTGCCGGCCACTGCGACTCGCTTCCGCTCGTCTGGCCGGTATTTCCCTACAGCCCCCGAAGGGTCTGCGACGCCACGCGCACGATTTCCTCTCGTACCCGCTGCATATCCTCCGCGCTCATGCCCGGACGAATCTGTTCAATGCTCACCGAGTCCCTCCCGGCGCCCGGCGCTTTGAGGGTAGCCGTCATCCCCGTTCCGCCCGTAATGCGCGCCGGCAGAAACTCCGGATTCTCGTTGACGAAGCTGCTCAGATACTCTTTCACCGGCACCTCGCCGCTCTCGCCGCGAGCTACCAACCGCCCGTCCTCGGTGCGCACAATTCCGTCTTGCACCGCCTTAAATGCCAGGTCGATCTTAGCCACACCTAGCCGTTGCAATTCCGCCCTCACCGCCGAACTGCGCTCTGCCTCCTCCGCAGCTTTCCGGCTGCGCTGGTTTTCGGCCACCAGCTCGTTCATCCGGCGCTCCAGTTGTTCCCGGCGCTTTCGCTCTTCCACTAACTCCGCCTTGTACGCCGGCTCGCTCTTGGCTTTTTCGGTATTGGCGAACTCCTGGACTGCTTGCCGCACGATCGCTTGAATGTCGATTCCTTCCATAACTCTCCTTGCGAATCCTATTCCCCGCTTTCGATCTCCTCCGCCACTTTGTTCTTGATGCGCTGCCCGGCGTCGCTCAGGTACTTAAGGGCCAGCCTTTTGAAGACTTCTTTCTTCAACGTCTTAGACTCGATCCCCAAACTCAATAACTTCTGAGCGTCGTCCAAATCCGTGCCCAGGTCGTTTATGTCGAATTCGTCCATCCCCGAAACGTCGATCGTGATCCCGTCCTGTCGCGCCGCCGCAATGGCCCGCAGTGTCTGCTTCATCGCGTCCTTTACGGCTTCGCCGTAGGCCCTCAGCACTTCCTCCGTCGTGGCGAAGTCCAACTGCTTGCTTACCGCCGATTGGTGCGCTCCCGTGCCGGCCTCGCCCGCCTGGATCATCAGGTAGCACACCCGGTAAATCTCGTCTCGTAGATTCACCAGGTTGTCCGCTGCGATCTGGTAAACCTTGCCTTCCGGCTCCGTCCACCCGAATCGGTCGTCCTTTCCGAGTTGGATGTAGTAGGATTCGCCCACTACCTGCTTCCACTCCCGGTCCGAGTACACCACCGGCGAAGCGAACAGCCCCATCGTCAGCGCCCAGGCAAGCGCATTCGACTTATTCAAGTGTTCCAGTTGCAGCGATGCCGACTTATTCATCAGCCACAACCCCTCCGATATCTTCATCTCGAATACCGGCACGCGCCCCAACGATGCCAACCCGTGCCGTCCCTCGTCGATCCGTTGAATCGGGCTCGATTCCCCCGCCTTCCGGTAGATCTCGTAGTTCTCGCGGTCGTAATAAATCCACCGCGTCTCCTTCTCCCACTTCGCGTCCGTCACCTTCGACTGCTGCAGGCAGGAAGTGCGCAGCACGATCCATTCCAGCCCCCCCAGCCGGTCGTGGCTCCAGTTGATGACTTCCTGGGCGCCGTAGTCCATCAGGTAGGCTCGCGACCGCCCGCATGCATCCTCCTCCGCACGCGTTCGCGCTTCCCCGCTGACCTTCGGAAAGTCCACTACGATGTAGCTGCTTCCGCACACCAGCGCCTGCACGAACCTTTGCCGGAAGAATTCCATCAGGCTCGTGCCCTTGAGGTCGCAGTCGCCGCACAGCACGCTGTAAAAATCCTTTGCCCCTGGGTCGCTGCCGTCGATCGCGAGCGACGGTCCGCACCGCATCAATGTCGCCGCATACCAGTCGATGATCGATCCGATGTAGTTTTCGTAGAACACCCGCCCCAGCCGTTCCAGGTAGATCTCACCCGGTTCCTTGTGCCGCCGTGACAGGTATAGGGAGGCGTTCGTGCGCAACTGCTCGCCGCCTGCGTAGAGATCTTCGTACTGCTTCCAAATCGCCTTGCGCGCGACGTATTCGGGATGTTCCCGGTTGATGGTTTCCATGGCTATATCATTCTCTGCGAACGTTCCCCGACCGGCGGCAACCTGCGGCATTCCTCCCAGATCAGATAGCCGAGAGCATCCGATACGTGCGTCCTCAGCCTGTCCCGGTCCTTGTCGATCTGTCCCGTGTCGCCCTTGAAACAGACCTGTTCGAAATCCTGAATCAGTTCTTTGCATTTCCCATCGGCCAGCAGCCCGATGTCGCCCGCGGCGGAACGCAGCTTCGCGTTGGTCAGGTTAATTCGGTCCCGAACGCTGGGGTTTGCTTTTGGAACTTTGTACGTCATCTTTAACGATGAGTAGACCGCGAAGTATTCCTTGACCATCTCGTAGTCCGACATACCCCCGGTCTGTTGGGCGTTCCCTGATGCGTCCCCAAATACCGTTACGCCCGGTTCGTGCTTCGGATACCGTTCCAGAAATGCCTCGCATGCCTGCCGTGTCGTCGCGTGGCGGATCACGATCTCGTCCAGAACCATGACTCGGCCGCTCGAGATTTGCGCGATCACCGAGCTCATCGGGTCTACGTTGAAGTCCAATGCCCATAGCAGCGGCCTCCGCGGGTCGAGGCTCAACTCGGTCACGTGCGTCCTCTGTTCAAACGAACTGTATACCCGGCTGCCCTCCAGGTTCAGATACGACCCGAGTACTTCCTGCGCGTAAAACTTCTCGTCGTAACTCTCTCTCAACCGCGTGTAAAACTCCGGGTCCCGCTCCAGCAGGTGCCGGTTCTCGCTGGGCTTGGCATAGATCGTCCGATAAGTTTCCGTCGGCTTCGCCACGAACTTGCGATAGACCCAGTCGTATCCCTTGGGCGTCCACGCCGCAAAACCGCACAGCCGTTGCGCCTTCGGGTCCCGTAGCCGCCCTTCCAGCCGCAGCCACGCCTCTTCCTGCGTGTACGTCAGTTCGTCCAACCCGAACCACGCCAGGTTTGTGCCGCGCAGCCTCTCAAAGTCGTCTACCGGCCGAAACAGGATCCGCGAACCCGTGTCGCTCATCACCAGCGCGTTCTCAGCTTTGTTGAAATCGTACGGAAGTTTGTTGGCGCCCAGGATCTCGAACAACGTGGCCTGCGTAGCGTCCCGCAACATCGGGTAAGTCGGAGCGCCAAGTAGTCCCGTGCGCCCCGGATTTAAATAAGTCAGCCGAATCGTCTCCTGGCACAGCGCCTGGCTCTTGCCGCTGCCGATCGGTCCCGAATACCCTTTGTATCTTGCCGTGCAATCGTGAAAAGCTCTTTGTGAGTCCAGCGGATCGTAAATTATTTCGCGGATTCTAACGTCGCGTTCGGATCCACCCAT